TCAGCAACGATGTCAGGAGTTGCATCGCCTACTGTTGTGGAGCGTGATTTAGCGAGGTAAATTCCGCTTTGTCCGGTATCGTTTGAGTTCCTAAGAATTGACAGTGCTGAGTTGTTAAGAGTGGTGCCTTCTACTTGGAAGGGGCTAGTCCTTGCGCCGCTTGTGAAGTTGCTACGCGCACTAGACGTGCCAACTAAAAGCCTGCCGCTGGAGTCGATGCGGGCGCGTTCGGTGCTGTTAATTTGAAATTTAAGGCCGGTGCTGCTGCTCTGAAAATCATTAATAAAGGACCCAGTAGTATCAGCGCCCATCTGTAAATACTGGTTGCCGCTTGTTCCACCAACTTGAAAATATGCCCTGCTAGCAGTTGCGTCAAAGGCGCTAATAGTCGAACCAGCCGCTCCTGATGAGACAACATCTAGCCTTGCACTAGGGCTAGTAGTGCCAATCCCTACGTTGCCTGCGGAAGTGATGCGGACGCGTTCGGTCTGCGAGCCAAGTGCGGCATTGCTTACGCTAAAAGCAATACCGTCGAAGCCACCAACGTTAAGCCAGTTCCCGGCGCTGCTGATGCTATTTGCCGCGCCCCTGAAAATACCCACATTGTAGGCCGTGGTCCCGTTGTCTCCGAGCGCAACAGTACCAAGACCCCCGGTAATCCCAGTATAGAACTTTCCAACGCCAGCAACTTCAAGCGGCGTCGCAGGCGTAGTAGTGCCAATGCCGACGCGACCGTTCGGAATCAAAACATTTGCGGCAAGTCCTGTGCCTACTTGCAGAGTGCTTGTAGTAACGCCATCGACACGGGTTAGTATATCTAAAAATCCTCGATCAGCGTTTCCGTTGTTAGGGTTACCTTTTAGGCGAGCAAATAACGTATTAGCCCCAGAACTATCATTGCCCGTTAAATCTAGAGTGGGTCCCGATGTCCCAAAATTATATGATTGGGTATCTGTTAGCCTGCAAGAGCTAGCGCCCGAGCCAGAAACATGAAGAAACGCTACTGGGCTACTAATCCCAATGCCAACGCGGCCCTCGGCAGTAATACACATCCGCAGGGCTGGATCAACGCTTGCAAAAGAGCTTCCGCTATTATTTGCGGTGTAGAACTGTATGTCGCTACTTCTAAGCGAAGTTGGGAATGTGGCAGTACCTGGCCGATCCGTAAATACAATTGCTGCGGTAGCTCCATTAGTAGCAGTTGGACTACCTGAAGTCCTACGACCGCCTGTAGTACGCGCCCAATAAGACAGAGCTGTATATGAGAAAGTACTGCCACTTGCTTCATGGTTTCCATCGCTTAAACGGATGCCATCATTTCCAGCACCGGCTGAAAACTCAATTAACGAGGCAGGGCTACTAGTCCCCAGACCTAATTTGCCATCCGATGTGATGCGAAGGCGTTCACTGAAGCCACCAACGCCGACGCTAGTAGAAGTCGCGATGCGAAGACTACCAGTGCTTGGATAGACGATGGCAGCACTGTCGGCGGTTCCCGTACCGCCATAGACGCCAAACCAACTGTCGCCCGCACCATTATCTGCGAAAAATCCAGCAGCTCCCGAGCTTGCTGGACGAATCCGCAGCATTCCCGAATAGCCGGTAAGCCCAAGAGAAGAGGAGAGATTGATGCCAACATTCCCACTCGCATCAACAAACAACCGCCCCGTGCCACCTGTGCTGATGGCTAGGTTATCCGCCGAGGGGTTATAAATACCTGTATTAAGATCCGATGCAAACGCGATTCCTGGTGCGGCTGCGGTGCCAGATCCAGCAGCCGAAACAGTGCCAGCAGGACCCTGAGGACCCGTTGTCGAATCATCAAATGTACCCGTAAATGGGTTAAATTTATATGGCATTTGCTTCAGCTCTTAGTAACAGTAAGGAGGTTATTGGAAACGTCATAGGTAAGAACAAGGGTAGCAACCGTAATGCCACTAGCTCCACCAAATTTAAAAACAGCACCAGTTAGATTAGTTCCAGTATAAGAACAGGACACATAATCATGCTCTGGAATTGACAGGTTAGACGTAACTGCTTCTGCAGAAAAGAGACCTGGGGAAATTGAAGTAGTGTAAGTCATAATAATAAATCAATCGTGCTCCAAAATAAGTTTAATTAATTTCTGAGGATAGGTTGGATCAGTAGCATAACCCTCAATCTGAAGAAGTTGACAGCACTCTTCCCATGAAGTGGCACGGTTAACTCCTTTCATATCTTTAAAGTTTTTATACCACAACCTAATAAGATCCTCAATACATGCTTCTGGGCTAGAATAATCCTTAAAGGTATCTGTAATAGTTATCCATTTCCCATTAAGGAATTCTTTGGTTTCCCGAGAGGTGCCAGGTTTACCTTTAATACCAAAATAATTATGTTTACCAGAAGTATGTTTACCATAACTACTTTCAAGTGCCCATTGAGCAGCTACAACCTGTGGATATTTAGCGCCCTGTTTAGCGGCAACAGCTTTAATTCCATCCCAAGTATTTTTGAAAGGCTCTATTTTAGTAGTAGAAGACGTAGCCCGAAAGGTTATGTACCATCCAGAGCCATTACCCTCTACCATCCACCGTTTGGACCAATTTTTCCATGAATAGGGGACATATTTACCCCCAACACCGGGCTTTAGGTACCCACCATTACTATTATCCATTTCCCCATACGGGTCATGGCAGATAACATGGGTATCAGTAAGGCCCACAACTAACATCCAATGCCCCCCCCCTGTGGGGGCGTGAGCAGGACCCTTATGAAGGATTCCACAAGCCACAGGATAGCCCTTTTCTAGCTCCTTTTCCAGGGTTGTACGGGTGCCATTCTTTAAAAAGGTTGCTTTCACCCCGTAATGGGCAGTTGCTCTGATATGCGACACTGCTTCAGTGGTATCTCCATACTTAAGAACGGTACGGAGATAGGTATCATCGGCATTAGACCCCAACAAGGCAGTTGGATTGAGGTATTTCACTGCCATAGCACATGTACTAGAAAAGCACATGCGATCTCCATGTTGGGTAGCGGAGTCCAGCTGGGGGTAGTATTGATTTACCTTAAGCGTGATGTTAGTCACAATCTTACTTGAGGATCGAATCCTTAATCTTTTGAATCTTATCGTCTTCCGAACGGAAGGGTTTTAGGGAATTGACAGCATTAAGAAGAAGTTGAACGATGCTATTCTCCTTAAGTTTGCTGTTACCAACAACTTCAGAAGCAACAAATAGAGCCAAAAAGGCAAGAGTTTCGTAGGAAACTTTAAGACCAAATAGAGTAAGCATTGTGGATTAGCGGCCTTGACCGCGAGAAAGTTTGCGAGTTCCCTTAGGTAGAGAATGTTGCCCCTGACCTTGACGGGTTTTTTTAGGAGGTCCGGGAACATGGACCACCTTCGTCATTGATTTGGGTTTACCCATCCTGATTACGGACTATAAGAAATATTAAGAGTGCCAGTATCGAAGGTATCCGTACCATTTACCGTAGTAAGTCTAATACGATCCAATACTGCTGATGTGGTTTTAGAACCACTGGTAAGTAAAGCAGTGTTAGTTGTACCACCAATTGAACCTGATGCACACCATGTATTACCAGTCATGTGGTGAATAGTTACCGCACCGGCCAATGAATTAGCGGCTACGTTATTGGGAAGTGCGAATCCAACAGTACTGCTTGAATGCGTAATAGCTCCAGCAGCAATCCTTACGCCAGAACCAAGATAACCTGTATTTTCAAATCCGCCACTATCACCAAGTTGAATCAACCACTCACTTGTGCCACTACTGCTGACAGTATCGAACATCATCGTGATATGTGTAGCCCAAACTGGAATACCAAGAAACTCAACCACGGTTTGGTTAGTAAGAGCCACTTCAACGGCATTAACAGTAGCGTGATTGGCCCAGGAGAGCGTCCCAGAGCCGTTTGAAACTAATGCTTGGGTACTGGTACTATCTGTGGCTGGAAGCGTCCACACGAGGTTGCTAGCCACCGTTGCGGGGCTTTGGAAGCCTACATAGTTGCTGTTATCGGAGTCTCCAAAGCGGAGGTCACGTTGATTAGTAAGCAACAGAGCATTTTGATCAACCCTTGCCCATTCAGATACCGCAGTACCACCAGTATTACAACCCCTAAAGGTTAGATAAGAACCAGTAGCAGTGTTGGTCCAGTTTTCAGCAGCGTAAACATAATAACCACCAACAGTGGTTGACCATGAAGACGTTTTATAGCCACGACCATTAAAACTTGCCAAACTATCGTTAGCAAGAACAGCTAAAGGTGTACTACTAGTGCCTCGTGCTCTACCACCAATCCACTTAAATTGACTAAAGGCATTAGTGTTATCGTAATGCTTACCACTGGCAGAACGAATGTCACTATTCCCTAGACTTTTAATATCTAGTGAGGTTTCTGGAATAGTTGTACCAATACCAACCCGATCATTAAGGGTATCAACAAACAGGCTATCAGTAGCAACGCTAAAATCACCAGTTAGGTCTCCACCACTAAGTTTTAGATACCGGGTTTCGGAATCATTAACATAATAATTTTGGAAAGCAAAACTAGTACCATTATACCTCAACCTAAAGGTTATGTTGGGCGATCCAACCAACCCAACAGGAATACCAGTAATGGTAGGAGTAGTAGCTCCAGTAGAATCTTTAAGTTCATAGAAGTTACCATTAACTGGAGTAAGCGCATTAAGAGCCGCTAGATTGGCTACAATAATGTAAGGTACAGCCAAAGATGCAGCATCAATAGCATCCTGCGCTTTTTCGTCAATGCCCTCAATAGAATTCTGTGTTTCTTGAGTGAGATACAGAAGTTGATTTATATTGTCATTAAGATCATTTGCCCGAATGGGTGATCCAACAAAGAATGAAGCTTCTGCTGAATCAATATTGGTTTCCCTGGCAATTTCAATACCAGCACCATTAGCAGGAGCCGTGACAAATTCAATTTGAGTAAGGTTGGCAAACGTGTATTGAGTTATAATCGTCTGGAGAGTGTTATTAAGGTAAACCTTAATGTCAGACGTATTTAAATATGGGAAAGTAATGGAGAACAGCTTGTTAGTGCCGTTCCCCGTGTATGTATTTGAAGTGATTGCCATCTATTTTAAGGGGGGGGGGGCTTATTTGCCAAAGTTAATTAGTTGATTATAGACTTCGGTAGCACCAGCTTCATCCGCAGAACTAAAATCTTCGGCAGTCATTGGTTTGCTAAGGTCATATTGACCTGCCTTGATGTTGGCTTGAGCCTTTCGTAGTTGAACGACTTTCTGACCAGTTTCAATCTTTTCTGCTTCCATCTTATCAAAGGCTCGATTTCGGCTGCTTTCCCAAATTTTCTGAATTTCGGTATAGAAGTTAGGCCATTGTGCGCGATCTGTGCCGATGTCACCAGTATTACGAACCTTCCAATTAGCAATATCCTGCTTAAACCAAGAAAGCTTACGGAGTTCGTCTAGCTGTTGGCGGAGACCATTCCGAGCCATCTCATTACGGATGTAGCTTTTCTCTTCTCCGCTGAGTCGGTAACCCATAGGACTTACCTCAAGGGTATCGCCCCAGTTAAACTCAGCTTCCATCAACATCTTGGCAACTGGATCCTTATTATCGGGACCAGTCTCAAACGGCACCAGCGCATTCCAGGGGCCGCCATTAGGGCCCTTGAGGGGTTGACCCGTAAGAACATTGATCTTTTCGGGAAGGAAGCGGCTGTAGCCCGGAATAGCAGCAGCAGCGGCCTTTTGATACTCATTTTCGAATTCCCTCATGTAGGGGTCCAAGGAGTTAGCAAAGGCTCGGCGAGCACCAGCAAGGGGCACCATGTTGTTGCCAGTCTGAAGCAGCCCCTTGAGTACCGTATCACCCTTCATCAATTGAGTAGGATCAGCAAAGGCCGCAAGGGCTTCAAGACCAGCAAAGTAACTCTTTTCGGTAAACGATGCTGCGATAGACAGACCTAGTTGTCCGACAAGATTCTCTACCCAATCTTCATTAAGACCACTCTTAGCAAGCATCACGAGGTCTGCCGAAGCAGCAAGGATGTTGGAAAGCGGTTCAAGAGTATTGTAAGAAACCCACCGATCACCAATCTTGACAGAACGAGGACGAATGCCAAGGGTTTGCCAGCGAGCACGTTCACGAGGATTAGCAGGAAGGTTTCCAGTAATCATCTCAGCCGCAGCAAGACTGCCTCCAACAGCAATGGTCATTGCTCCAATCATCTCACGACCTTCGTATTCAGCAACACGAAGTTCATCACCAGACTGTTTAACTGCCTGGTATTCTTGAGAAAATCTTTTAAGTAGTGGAAGGTGTTCTACTTGATAACGGAAGATGTTTGCTGGTGTTCTAAGAAATGGAACAACAAGTTTGCCAAGGGGACCAAAATAAGGAAGGTTCTCAAGGAACATGCTCAAGCTATTGATACCAACACCTGGATCATCTTGGAACGTACCAATCTCCGCATACTTTTGGAGACCAGCATCCTTAACACGACCTGTTTGTGGATCAATGAACTTAGAGTATTCATCCATGTAAACCTTGACCTTATCAGCAACATCCATAGGATTTTTGCTTTCGGTCATTGCTTTATACATGGACTGCTCAGCAATCCGTTGCCTTACAAGGATAGTCTTAAGGAAGTCATCCGTGCTCATCAAGATCTTACTTGGAAAGTCGAACATTTGAGCAATACGCATGTGCCCCTTAAGGAATCCAACGGCCATTTCCTCTCGTGGATTTTTGGCCATCTTTTCCATAGACTCGATCATGGCAGCCATTTCGGCTTGTTCCACGACCATCTTTGGAGTCCAGCTTTGAGGCATGCCAGTCTTCCACGTTCTAGCAGCCACCGTAAAGGCTTCATTTGTAGAAGTACTGATGGCATGGAAACCAGCCATAGCGGACCTGACAAGCGCAGGATCACCCCTTCGCATTCCCATAAGAGCAATGCTAGTGGGGGCCTCGACAAGGCGATACGCAGCACTAAGGTTACGAATCATGGTCTTAGTTCCAGACAGGATGCTGTTATAAAACACACCCATCTGATTCTTACCAAAGATCTCAATAGCAGTACGCCCAAAGGAAATAGTCTTGGATGGATCACCACCAGCAAGAACCATTGCTCTAGTCAGTGCTCGCATTTGATCTTGAGCATCAGGATCTCCACGGCGGAAGGCTTCCTTGATGTCACTTGCCCACTTACGGATTTGACGGATCGTCAGGGAATCTTCCCCTTCAAAGTTACGGAGAGATTCGGCAGCCTCACCAGGGGCATCAGCACCAAGCTTGATCTTGAAGACATTCAGACCACCACCCATGTATTGGGCACCAGCTTTATAGATCTCAAGGAGACCAGTAAACCGATCCACGAGGCGATCAAAGTTATTAGCACCTCCAAGTTGAGCAAAGTCAATCTCTTCAGCACCATAAGCAATATCATAAATCTGAGCAGAGAGATCCGAAGCAATTGCCTTAACAGCAATGTTACCCTCAGGAGTTGGAAAGGTTCCCTTGGGTTCAGTAAGTGTGCCTCCAACTTCGGACAGCTTCTTGATCAGATCGCCTTCCGACACAATATCATCATAGGTCCGAAGGGAATCCATGAAATCAGTGTAGATGCGAGTTGCATCTGCCACGACTTGATCCACTGTGCGGCCAGATTTGCGAGCAATTTGCTTAAAGTCAATCTGTTTTTGATACTTCTTAATAACTTCTTCTGCCCCCTCACTTACATTCATGATGCGGAGTTGAGCATCAGTAAAGACCTTATTGCCACCACCTTGAGAGATCTGTCTACCAGGAACAAATCCAGTCTCACTTTGAGGACGGGTATATCCACCTTCAAGTTCAATCTGCTTAGCAGCAACATCATTGATGTCAGATGTGCGAATAGCGGCTTGTGATTCCCAATACTCATACTTAACATTAGGATCAGCACCCTCAAGGATGGTATTATCCAAGTCAGTCTGAGCAAGACGTACCTGATCTAGTTCTTCATTCAACTTAATAGCTACTTCATCTTCTGGATCCAAACCAGCAAGACGGCTTTGAATGTTCTGTTCACGACTTAGAAGACTACGCATCTCCTGTTCCTGAGCATCGGTCCACCGTACCCGTTCAGCTTCCGATGCTTTAAGGTCGCCTTGCATAAGTTCCTCGGACTTCTCCGCAGCAGCCTTGATGCCAACGCCAAGTGCCTCATCATCAGACCCACCAGCAGCCTTAATGGCCCTAGCAGCTTTATTACCGAAGATAAGAGCCGTGATGCCATTACCAGCAGCATTAAGCGGTCCGCCTTCAAACACCGAACGAAGTCGGTTAACCCAAGGGTTGTCATCCTCCTTTGCCGCAAGAGCAAAGGCAACGTTATCCTGATACTGTTCGGGGACAAGATCACGGATGGAACTACTGAGGTTACCCTCTCGGGGGTCAGTTAAGATGAAGTCAGCAACAGCACCTGGAATCAAACCATCAGTAAGAAGCTTACGGGTTTGAGCAGCAAGCTTGGCTCCCCCCTTAAGACCAGTAGGAACAGGTTTAGTACCAATCTTCCCGACAGGGCCAAGAGCCCTGCCAGCAACACGGGTTCCGATAATAAAGCCAATAACTTTAGAAGCAGTTTGACCTAGTTGGGTTTTAGGGGTAACACCAAAATCATAAGCAGCACGGAGATACTCATCCTTTTCCCTATTACGGTTAACGGTGAGATCCATTACAGCTTGGGTTCCTACATTTAGAACGCCCTCAGCGACGCTTACAAGGCCCTTAGTGGTGGCTCTACGAAGTTCTTGGGTGAACTCAGCAGGCCCCTCCAAAGGCGTACCTTTAAGGCGATCTGTGATGGCAGTAGAGGCTTCAGTAAGTTGTTGAATAGGCTTTTTAAGACCAGCAACGGGGTTAACCATCGTGGCATCAAGCTTAGCCTTACGTTCCTGTTCAGCCTTTTGTTGAGCCAACAGTTTCTTTCGTTTGGCTTCCTCTTCTTTTTGTTTCTTTTGAAGAGCAGCCTCTTCCTCGCGTTTTCTAGTTTGAGTAAAGTCTTCAATTGGCCCACCAGTGGACCGTCCAGGTACAATTTCTGCCATCTTTGTGTTGGTTAATTACCTCCGCAGAGGTGGGTTATTGAGAGGTAAGGGTGATGGAGAAGTCTACCCCGCAGAATAGACTTCTATGCTCCATCTATTTAAGTTCCAGCAATTTGTTTACGGGCTTCCCGAAGCGCCTGCTGAACACGCTTAGCTTCAAGGCTGGCCTTGTTGCCTGCCTTATCATTGTCATAATAGCCATAGCCTTCTGGACCTGCCACAGCCGCCCATTCAAGGGCCATTTCTCTGTGAGCCTTTAAAAGGTCATTATTTTTACCCAAGAGGTAATCCCGTAGGGCAGGACGCTTGTTGGAGTTAAGAACATAAGCCCAGAACATCTTCAGTTGATTCTCCGGAGTCATCTTATCGTTCGGTCCCAAACCGGCAGCCTTAACTGCCATATCAAGTTGGCCATCAGACACCCACTGAGCAAAGCCTACAGCAAATACACCTTCACGCCCATTGGTTTCATTGTAGCGACGTTGAAGTTGTTGAACGTCACCAATACGCATGGACGTAAGGTTCATACCCTGTGGAGAGTCTCCAGCAGTTCCACGGTTGACTGAGTTAAACCCGCCCTCACCACTGCTAATTAGAGCTGCCAGACCACCGTAGTCTCCAGCACCAAAAGCTTTACCACTTGATGATGTAGTCATAGAAGTTTGTTGTTGTCTACGTTTTGCTTCAGCCAACCTTGCCGTAGCACGGATACGTTGGGAAGCTGTTGATCGTGGATTAGCAAGGATTTGAGCAGCAGAAGGATCCAACCTAGAGTTAGCTTGGAATTGTTTGGCTGCTTTATCGGAGGAGTTAGGGGTATAAGTAAGTCCGTTCTTCTGGGCCTGCTGAGTAAGGACCTGTTGAACAGACAATCCAGAAGCCTTAGCAATCGTTATCAGATCAGCACTAGGTTGTCCTCCATTATTGAGGGCATCAATGTTTGCTTGAACCTTTTCAGCATCAAGAAGCACATCACGCTTGGCAGAGACTACTGGGGGAAGACGGTTAATGATTTGCCGGGAATAGTCCCTGCCGTTAGGACCAGTGGAGTAAGGAACGACAGCGGGAAGGTTGCGACCAGGAGTAGGAATAATGATATTTCCTTTTGCATCCTTTGTCGGCATAAATCGTTTTGTTTTAAGAGCATCAAGTGCCTGTTTTTCCAAAAACGATTGAAGCTGAGCAGTGCCTGTAGTTTTACCAGCAGCTTTAAGCTCCAGCATTTTGGACAGACCAACTTCCATCAGCTCATCCGTCAATGCCCCAACAAGAGGAAGAGTCTGATCTTTAAATGAATCAAAGTCAGCACCATTGGTTTTAAATTCTGCCCTTAGTTGGTTGCGTACAAATGCTTCCATCCGAGGACGCAGAGTCTTAACCATCTCCGAAGAATCATCCTCAGGAAGCTGCTCCGATAGCTTATTAGCAGTATCAGCACTGATGTAACCATTAGCAGCTAACAGTTGAAGTTCAGTACGACTCTTAATGGAACCACCGGCAACAGCCTTGGTAACGCTTTCCTCAGTAAGACTATTAAAGTTACGGCCAACCTGACGCATTCGAGAAAGAGCTTCCGTAGCTTCTGGATAGGTAGCAGCCAGCTTACTTAGTTCTTGTTCAGCAGCATCAAAGGCTCGCTGTGATTCAGCAAGGTTACCAGTCTCGGAAGCAGATCTCCACGTATTGTAAATGGAGTTAATCTCATCCTTGATCTCAGCCTCTTCCTCAGCAGCTTGTTCCCTAGCGGACCCCTTAATAGAAGCACGAGCCTTTTCGATTTCTGCTGCGTAGCGATTGTAGACCGTACCCAGTTCTGGCTTTTCAGGATTCAGCAAAAGACCTAAATAGGAGTCAAGAATAGCGGAAGCCCCTTTTGGATCAGCAGCGCCCTTTGCCACTAGCTTGCTGAGAACAGCCTCGTTGACAAATTGATTAGCTTGTGCCCAATTACCATTAAAGGTTTGACGAGCACTAGTCAAAAGTCCAGTAAGAATCTGTTGAGCAGTCTCTGGATTGGCAAGTCCTTCTAGGTTTTGTCCAACTCCAATATTAATCTGCTCTTGTTCAGCTGCTTGACGAGCCCGGGTAATTTCACCCATCCGCTCACCAATTACCTTAGCCCTTACCCTCATCATTGTTGGGGTAAGATTTTCAACAAGAATAGCTGGATTCAAACCAACGATTCCAGTGGCTTGCATGAACTTCTGAAGACCCACTCCATAGGCAGCCATCAGTTCTGGTTCATTTTCAGCCTCTGCTGCGGTGAATTGTTTAATGCTACCATCTGGTTGACGGATAGTAAGAACTTCCTTGTTATCCCTCAAAAAGGATCCAAGCATGGTTTCAGCTTGGCTGGCAGCCATCTGTGCCTTACCAACAGCTTGACCGTATGCTCGCCATCCACTGATCGCACGATTCTGTTGACGATAAGTCTCACCAGCACCTGGATCAACTTCAGCTAGTTGACTAGCAGCATTAATCTCACTGTCAGCAGCTTGCTCAAGAAGCTTTACATTTTGCTGATAAGCATTCATTTGATCTGGCTTCATCGTCAATTCTCCATTGAGAATATCAGCGATACCAAGATTCAATTCTTGCTCATTTCTTTCTTTTGCCTTATCAGTGATGAACTTAGTAAGACTTTCACTGAAATTAGCAAATGCCCTAAGATCCTGTTCGGACTGCTGAAGCATCATCCGACTTGGATCATACGCTTGAACAGGCTGAAAAGAAGTATTTGCTTGAGGTCCAGTTAGAGCAACCTGCTGGCCAGGGGATTCATAAATACTAGCCATTAGTTAACCGTAAGCAGGAGGTTTGTATTGCCCATAATCGGGTAATTGAGTATTGTATCCGCCACTGCCACTAGCGCCTGCTCCGCCTCCTCCGCCTCCGGCAGAAGGGGCTTTAAGAGATGCCCAAGTGGATACACCAGACATAGCAGCTCCAGCAAGACCCAACACCAGACCACCAGCACTAGGAGCAGCAATCCTCTGAGAAGCAGCTCCAATATCAGCAGTCTTCTGTTGGTTATAAATGCTTTCCATGCCAAAGAAGTAATCCTGTTGAGCATAAGCAAGGTTCATACCAAGTGCTCCAAGATCCTTTCCTTCAACACGCTCAGCATCGGTCAGAAGGCCCCCAATGGACTGTCCACTACGGCCAGCAGCCAACGTGGTCCCCTGTGCTTGGAGACGCCTTACAAGGCCCTGTTCTGCCTGCTGAGATGCACGTTCCATCTCACCCTTCAGCTTAAGTTGTGTTTGTTGGTAAGCTCGGTTAGCAGCTTCCTGATTAAGATTACGTTGTTGCTGGTAAGCTCGTTCTGAAGCTTTAGCAGCTTGACTTTGAGCTTGAAATCCAGCAATAGATTGAACGGCGCTCATCAAGCCCGTTGCAATACCTACAATTGCGGGTACACACATTTTGTTAATTTAGCAAATTCAACATAAGTAAGATTGGTTTGAGTGGTAACATACATAAGCTTTTTAAATCCAAGCATATGAAGCAGTTTCATGTGCATCCTATTTCTTGGATCAGCAATGTTATGTAACATCTCATAGGAGGTCTGTTGTTCGACCCATTTCTTAGCCTCCTTAAAAAATAGTTTGGGATACGGACGGACATGTGGCGTAGTAAGCATCCATATGGCTCCGCAATGGGCATCGGTTCTGGATACCCCCGCTATCCCGCAGATCTCTCCGCATGGGTTTCGAAAGGTTACCGGGTTATTAGAAAGATCCATAGAAAGGCAGAGGGCGGCTTCCATCATAGTATGGCCCAGACCCTCTAGTTCCCTTCGATCATCTTCTTGTAGGTGCTGAGCCACCCAGATTGCGTCTGAGCGGCTCGCTTTGTGGATAAGCTCCATAATAAGGTGCCCCTTAAAGGGATTGAATTCCTTTGTTATCGTATGTGCCTTCCCAATCTAACGAGGTAAATGCGGTTGGGAATGGACTATCAGCAATCAAATTAAATTCAAATAGAGTGCCCTTTGCAAAGATTGGAATCGTTGCTTGAGCATTTCTAAGCAATGGAATTGAATTTGGTGCCGTTACGTTTGCTGTAATTTGCGGAAGAGTAAGTGTAAAATCTGGTCGTCCAGTAGCTTTAACTAATGTTTTATATGGACCAGAATTGTAACTATTTACTTTGATTCGATTTACAGTAGGAATATTAACAGTATCCTTAAGAGCCCTGGTTTCTTCCCTTACAAAATAAAACGCAGGTAATTGAGCAGTGGCTTCGTATTTAAATCCAATTGCAAATCGAGACGCAGTTTGGTCACCATCAACCGTAAGGAAATACCGTTGTCCAATAGGTTGAGATAGATCCACTTGCATTGATTGCTCTTCAAAATAACCAGCTTGATCAGGGTTAAGATAAATCAATACTGCTTGAAGATCCATTGATTCAAACCCATCTTTAAAGCAGATATGAGTTTGATCAGCAGTAGCATCATAAACAAGTGTTGGAGTATAGTCAAAGTAGTCTAGACGCACATCCAGATATTCACCTTCAAAAAGAAGTGATTCACTGGGAGTTTCGGTGATCAATGATACAGTACTAAGAATATAATTACTACCATTTTTAGCAACAATATACAGTATATCTTGATCAAAATCAAAATGCTCTACATCGTTAGGCATGTTCCATCTAAACCAACCAGAAATTCTTGAATCTCCATTTTGAAAGAAACGATAGAGATACAATTTATTCAACTGGATTTGACTTAACAATCCAATGGTTCCTGCGGTTTGAGAAACTTTCAACTCTGAAACAGCATTAGGAATATAAGTGGGAATAAGACGAGTTAATTCAATAACAGTTGGCTTACCACCAACATTATCATTGATTCCCATTTCATAAACAGCAGATGCCTTTTCCCCTTCTTCAACAAAGACAACACTGGTTCCAATATCAATTGGATTGAGATCTTCTTGTAGACTTAGGGTTGACAAAAGGTTAATTTCAGCTGTCCTTGAAGAAAACGCTTCGGTAGTTGTTTCAAGAATATATTGCCCATTATCGCCAAATAGAAGCAAACCGCGAGAAGTGGATAGAGTTCCCTTTAGTCGAATGGGCTTCTTACTACTAGCACTAATGTCAATTGGATCACTATCGACAAATGTAATTACGGTACTAGCAAAGAAATTAAAGTAATCTCCTGCTTGAGAACAAATTACATTTTGACGGGAAGTGAAAATAATTCTATTTTTAAAGAACGAAATGGTATCAATAGGAAACTTAACAAATGAAGGCATCGGATTTGTAACCGTATCGCCTACCTCTCGTGGTTTCCAATACCTAAGACGACTTTCGTCGCCTTCCAACAGCTGACTAGTGATTGTAGCAATTTGGAATGTATCACCTTGTGTATTTTGAACAATGTCTAAAGCTGTATAATTTTGACCAGCTTTAACAATTGATACTTCATCAATAACACCTGTTTTGGTTTCTACTGCTTGAACGCCAGCACGAGATGTACCACTAACAGTCTGAAAAGGTGTATTTCGCGTATAAGTGATATTGCCAACTGTAACAGAATCATCGCCTGCAATGGTAGTGGCGATTAAAACGTTATTGACATAGTAGGACCAAGTAATGATATTACTTTGAACGTAAGTGCTAGACGTAGCAAGGTAATTAGTAGTAATTGTATCTGTTCTAAGTTTGGTAACTTTCAAACGAAGGCCACTACCAGTACCACCTGCTGGTTCAAATTGTTCATCAAGAACATGACCAACACTTGAGGTTGTAGCAATATTAACAGAAGAAGCCAAGCCTAGAACCAAACTTGAACCAGCACTAGCAATTGCTGATGCTTCGTCTAACTTCCGATAAGTGAATGTTCCATTAGCCTCACGAATGATAACATGAGGTAATGTATCTTCATCGATATTTAAAGCAATTTCAGGTCCAATAGTTTCTTCCCAAACTCCAGTTCCATTTGGAGTGTTGTCACTGGTTTTAAAAATAACCCAATAATCATCAGCTCCTGTTTCGGCAGAACCAGAAACTTTTAATTTACTATTATTGATGAATTGCTTTGGCAGCTGACCTACGGCTGTAACCGAATCTTTAAAGGCATCAATAGACGTGCCAGATTGACCACCATTTGCTTGAATACCGAAGTCGCTATTATCTGCCCTTCGAATATAAATAGTATTACCAATACCTGTTGCTACCCAAGCAGGGTTGGCATTGATGGAAGACACCAAACCATTAACAATATCTGCAACATTTAATTGTGTTGTAGAAGTTGTGGGCGTAGCATAAGAGAAAGGTGTACTATCTAATTTTATATTATAAGTAGAACTATATGCTACGGTATTAATACTGACAAATCCAAAAGGAATTTGTGCTGGACTTTCAACTGTTCCTGATTCAACTGTTACTGTTCGATTAAGAACAAAGATGAAATCATTAATTTGAAGCAGTTGTAAATCTTGCTGTGAATCATGAACAGCATAAGCAGTTGCGCTTGCGTCTACCGCATTAATGGTTTGCTCAATGCCAGTAAAAGCACTCCAAATTTTCAGTGCTCCAGCTTTAGTAAACTGACCGATGTACTTTTCTTCATCATCCCTAAAGATGGTAAACCATGTCCCATTGTCAGCAGCATTACTAAGCTTATTAATGGCTTGAAGACCTGGACGCTTTGTCAATCCAGTAGCAACGTCTGGATAAAAATTATCACAGACTCGTAATTGATTCGTAAATTTAACAGTATCTGGTTGCTGTGAAACACCACCAATAATGCTGCTGATTTTCTGAGAGATGGCTGCCATTATCGTGCGATGGTACGGAAGGGAGTGTAAGAAATGTAGAAATTCTGACCAGTCTCTACACCAAAGATGTTTACATCAGAAGTGCTGGTATCATAAGCAATACAGTTAGCTCTTAGGATACCTTCATCTTGCTGGTTAAATTGGAACATATCCTTCGATCCAACAGAACTACCAGCGAAGACACGGGAAGCACGTTGGGTGATATAATCCTTAAAGACCTGAGGAAGATCTTCAAAGTCAAACAACCACACCACATCACAACGGACTGGCACAGGGTTGGTAAATTTATAAGTATGATTTACTTTGTCGTAGAGTTTGCCACCCCTTAATACGGTCTGGTATTGTTGAACATTGGAATTCTTATTGTCGGAGATCTGAAGTACGTTTGAAGGTACAATAATCTCATCGTTAGCATCAGGAGTAAATGGATAATCTACTTCAGAATTGAAGTGCCATCCTTCTCCTTGAACTTCACGGTTGACATTTTCAAGAATGCTCAATGCTGTAGCAATCTCTGGGTTGGCGATGTCGAGCGACACCACAGGTGCCTGCCCGATGCTTGTCAACATTTGGTTGATAGCTTGAAGTTGGGTTGTCATAGTTCGGACAGGAAAAAGAAAAGGGGCCCACCGTTGATAGGCAAGCCCGTTATTAACCGGAGGGGTTACCCTCAAACGTTACGGAACGCACCGGCAACGCCGACGCGCACAGCAGCGCAACCATAGGCCAGACGGCCCACGATCACATCGCCTTGATAGATCACCTTTGTATCGGCGCCCGTGGTTTGCACGGAGGGACCGATGGCTTCCACAACGCCAGCAGCGTCACGGTGGAAGATCAGGCCGCAGCTGTTGGTGAAGTTAGAAGCAATACCATAGGAGTTGTTCTCGCCAGTCACAGCAGCAGCATCAATGGCAGTACCAGCAGCAGAACCGTACTTCCCAAGGAAGGGGATGTTGTTGGACTTCTTGATGGAGATACCAGCAATTTCGAACAGACCGTCGCCAGTGTTCATCGAACCCTGGGTGTTGCCATATTCGCGGTAAAGGATGTTGGTATCGACCTGAGAGATCAGGGCGTAGTATTGACGGGGGCTCAAAACAGCCACGCGGCCATCCTTAGGAGCAGCCACTTCATCGAGACGGGCAGCAGCTTCAAAGAAGCCATCAACCAGGGCCTGAGCATCATACTCTTTGTTGGCACCGAGGTTGATTTGGAAGCCACCAGGCTCACCAGTCACAGCAGCCGAAGCAGACGAGGCACGGTCCAGAACGCGGAAGATACGGCGATCATAGAACTCAGCCAGGCTTTGACCGATCTGACGGGCAATAGGGCCACGAATGTCATACTGGCTCATGATTTCGTCGAGGTTATCAACGAAGGCAGATGCCACCAGCAGGTCATCCAGCGCGATGGTGGTTTCGGCTGCCGGGGGGTTGCCCGAACCGAGGATAGGCACACCAGGCGTACGATAACCAGCCGAGATGCGGCCAGTGTGAATGAATTGAGCCTGCTTACCACCACGCAGGGTCCGGTTCATCACCAGATCCTTAGCAATAGTGGAGTTACGGAAAGCCTCATAGACCTCGCCCGAAAAGAGCTTGAGGAAGAGGTTAGTACGCTCAGCGTAAGTAGGAGAAGCGCCGCCAGCTTTATTACTGGCGCCAAGATAAGTTACTGAAGCAGTCATTGGAATAATGAATAAAAAGAATTTATAACGATTACAAGTACTTGTATTTGAAGATAAGGCAATAGATGTGTTGTATTGGGTGTCCACCGCAGCGGGCCAATACTCCAACCGGTTGGGTTTTTAATGTGGTCCCTCCACAAAGAAAAGGGGGTCCTACTCCGAGGTGCCCCCAATCCAAAAGTTAATTAAGGCGAGTAATTGATACTCTACCAACTCCAGAGCCGGTTAGACCGATCTTGTCAGCCGCACCTTTACTTAGATCAAGACTCCTACCATGAGCGTAGGGACCCCGATCATTGACCCGAACAACGGCACACCTATTGTAACAAACCTTAAGGCGTGTTCCAAAGGGTAGTGTCTTGTGCGCTGCCGTAAGGCCGTTTTGATTGTATCGTTCGCCATTGGCAGTCGTGTTTCCGTGGAAGCCAGGACCATACCAAGAGCTGATAACAGACAGAGTAGTTAGAAGAGGTAGCATGAGTTAATTGCAAAGAACTTTTATATTGCTTACGGCTCCTTCTTTTAGTCAACTAAAAAGGTGGCCAGTCATCACGACGGTCACCAGCTTAGTACTAGGCGAGTTTACCTTTGCTTTTCCCTTTGGTTGCCTTTTTGGCTAGGGGAAGTTGGGGTCCACTGCGCTTGAGGAACATTTCCTTTTCGTAAGGGTTATCTGTTCCTTTGCCCTTGTTATAAAGCTTTTGTTGCTTTTGGGCATCCTTATGTTTTTTAGGATCAATCGGCATGGATTGAGCCAGTTTGCGTGTTGCCATTTGTGAGAACTCCTTAATCAGAGCAAGTCGCCAGAAGCGGCTAGTTTTTGTTCGACATCAAACCGATAAGCAGGGTCAGTACGATACCGTTTGTCACTGATAGCAGATGCTAGTTCAGCATTAGAACGGAATCCTTTGACCGTACTCTTCGGTGCCTTGCCCGAAACCTGTTGACCTTCAAACCCAACGGAATCCTTATAACGTTGATTGAGGGCTTGAACAGCAAAGAAGATAGCATCCTTATTGCCACTATTAACAACATTATCATAGGCAGCAACTTCCTCAGGTTTGAGGTTATCGGCTGCCCACGCTAGGGTGTCGTTATAAGATTCCTGTCCCCCGACAGAAGCAACAATGTCCTTTGCAGCTTCATCAGAAAGGGGCTGCGATTGAACAGTAGGATTACTTTTTTGCCATTCCATGTATGCCTCGATGAGGTCTTCCGAAGGCATCTCCTTAAGCTTCTCAATTGTTTCCGGCTTAAGTTGATTATCGTTGGAGTAATACTCCTCAGATGCCTCCTTTAGGAAGCTGACACGTTTGGTTACCGGGGACTCATCATTTTGGGAATTATCACCAGTTTCCGTTCCATCATCGCTCTCGTTTTTATTTGTCGAAGAGGACTCATCGGTTTCTTTCTGACCTAGTTTCTTTTGAAGTTCTAGGTATGCCTTCTCAAGGTCTTCTGCTGATTTAAATTTACCAGCATACTGAGAATGTTCTTCTGCTTCAAGTTGACTGCGGCGATACTTTTCTTCGACCTCAGCTTCTTGTTTTTCAATTAGCTTGTTGCCCTGCTCAATGAGTCGTAGCTCTTCGGTTTCACGGGCAGACGTAACATCTGGATCCGTAGCATCAAAAACAATTTCAGACATTTGGTTTAGTGGATAACAATGGAAACGCGACCAACACCAGGAGAGTTAATTTTTACATCACCATACTTAAATTGTTCCTTTGGTGTGATCTTTACCGGAGCCTGTTCCTCATTGCTGGGGGGCTGGTTGGGGCTGGCCTTGTCCGGTTGCTTGCGCGGCTGTGTTGACGACATTTTGAAGTGCTTCGATAGAATCAGGATTTTTGGTTGGATCCATCATAGGAGCCTTAGCCAGTTGTCCAGCTTGTCCAACGAGACTAGTGCTCATGTTAAGTTGCATGGCCTTCTGCTGTTCTTGTTGACGCATCTCTGCGGTCTTGACCAGCTTGAGGGTATCAATACCTTGAGCAGCAGCAAGACGCTTAACGGCTTCCTCTGGATCAATGTATTGGGCCATTGCTTCTGGACCTAAGGCTTGTGAGATTGTCTGAAGGAACATCATGAGAGACTCACGATCTTGCCCACGGCCAATTCCCTCAAGGCCAGCAATGATGGTTGGGAACACAATACCCTTAGGCAGTTGTGGAAGTTCTTTAGCGCGTTGAAGAGTGAAGAGTTTTCGTTGGAGGTACGGGCGAACCAGTTCCACGGTAAGGTTACCATAGATTCCCCCAAGCTGCTCGTTGAGTTCCTGCTGGGTAGCACGGATCTCCTCGGCAGTGGTACGTTCCGATTGCCTCACGGAGAGGATCAGGAACGCCTCAGATAGGCGCTGGGTAAGGGACTGGATCATTTGGTAAGCAGACGAGAAGTCAGCCTGCTTGCTCACCTGAACAGCAGTCACGTCTTCAGCACGGCCCTGAATGATTGCCCCATTGCCTGCCTTAGCAAGCGTACTGGGCTTCACAGTAGCGGCAGGACTTACCAGGAACACCACCTTAGCAGCGGCGGCAGAACCCTCCACCATGGCTTGCATCAGCCCCTCAAGGGACCTCAGATCACCAAGGTACTCTTCAATGCGGCCCCGTCCATAGTCTTCTCCATCAACCACATTAAAGCGGAGAGGAAGCCACGGGGTTGTATTTTTTGGAGCCTTACCGAAGGAGTCAGGAAGAATCTTTCCTTCTACTTCTTGACGCCAACGCCACTGTCCATCCTTGAGTTTTGCCCAAGTGTAAACAGCAACTTCATTTTCACCAACAGTGACATCCACATTAGGAGCACTGGTGTTGTCAGCTACATCATTAACATTCCTGGCTTGTTCCGTTTGAAACTCAGCAGGAAGGAATTGGCGGTCAATTGATTCAACAGTAACGACCTCGGTGGGATTACCCTCTCCATCACGGACGACCACAAATCGGTCAAGAGGATAAAGTTTTACACCACTTGAACCCATGTATACCAGAGCATTTCCGGTTACAATCAAGTGCTTCATTGCCTGGTGGAGGATAACACGATCCTGTGATTCGGCAATGTTTTGCATGACCACCCGTTCCATTTTAGAAAGGGAAAGATCAATTTCTGATTTAACAGCAGCACTTAATTCGGGGTCCAAGCTAAGCTTACCATCATTTACTTGAAGCTTGAAGAAAGTTGCGTTCACAGGGAACAAACTAAGCATCAACTTCGATGCCATGACGTTAACGCCTTTAGCGCCCATGGACTGCCAAGGAGTGGGCAACTTCTGTCCATTAACAACTCCAGTAGGAGTCAAAAGATAAGGAACAGAAAGAGCTGCACAATCCCTAGCAGTATCGAGAAAGATCGTTCTGTCGCTTGCCAGCTTTGCGTAACGACTTGCGGCAGATTGATTTTCCATTTGTTATTTACCAATATTAAGGTTAGTCATAGAGCCAGAAGGCATACTGCCACCAGCTCCTCCACCTGTGCTAAGAGGAATCGTAAGACCACCCGGACCTTTAGTTGCCTGTTGAAGAGCAGCACGGCGGGATTTAATGGTCTTTACCGTTGTAGGTTGATTGCTAGTAACGGTAGCAGGCGGCGGGGGCGGTGGTTCCGGCGGGGGCGGAATTTTAGGAGAAAGGCACATGATGTTTAAAGCTTACGTTTGGATTTAAGAAAGCGAATAACTTCAATCACTCCAGCCATACGTCCAGCTTCCCACGGAGTCATCTCGTGGTCTGGATACTGGTCTGGATACATCTGATCAAGTTCCTCGATGAGGGTATTTAGATCAATCCTCCCACCAATAACACTGGTGAGGGGAATGGTTTCGGTGTCAAAATAGGCGTCAGCCATATTGTGGAAGGTCGTTGTTAGAGGCTTCAAAGAAGGCAGGCATTCGAGCCCGCTGGGTATCCTTTAGTCCTGGGGCTTTTCCTTTTTCGTAGAGGGAATCAGATTGAGCCAACCAAAAATCTTTATCAAGATACCTGCTTTCAGATTTACCAAGCCCATCAACTACCCATCCCACAGTCGCTCTACGAAGTCGATTGAGGCTTGATGTGGACTTGAGGCCCAACTCGGAGCAGACCATCGAGTGGATGGCGACATGCGTTTGTTCATCTCGGCTAATGTCGGCTGCTGTGGTTCGGATTCCGATGTCACCATTGAATCGGAAGAATGGGAGGATGACGAAGAAGACACTGCGTTCAAGGATAGCGGCTTTTAGGAGTGGATGTTCAGGGGCATCCAGCCACGCCTTAAGAATGTGCTTAGCTTCGGATTCAAACTTTTCATTTGAACCATGAGCAGCCACTACATAGTTAAGGGCTTGATCATGCCTCTCTTCATCCAATTGATTAGACAGTAGAGCTTCCCTAACACCAGGAGTATTAGGTAGTTCTTTTTCGAGTCCCTGTTGTAGAAACTCTCGCACCGGCAATTCAAGATGACGGAGACCAAGGGCACGATAGATCGCATCCTTAGCCCCATCAACGAGTTTCCCCTTTTGAACAGCAACTGGAGTCCACTTTCTTTTTCTTGAAATTACTTGATCGTAGGGGGAAAGAGTTGCGTTCATTATTCTCCGCAGGGAATACAAATGTTATCGTTGGTTGGTTCGGAAACAGGACAACCACAGTCTTCCTCTTCAAACGAAAAGAGATCCTTGAAGTCGTCATCTAGGGCAGCAAGAGCATCATCCTTTGCTTGCGTGTCTGGCATGACCTGAAGAGCATAATAAAGGGAAGTCTGGGATGATGCCATCCAATCCCTAAGGAACTCTCGGTCATAGGTCACAACATCGGACCAGCTATTAAAGGAGTATCCGTGAAATAGCATCGTTGAGCGGAAGAGTGTTACCACCCCATCAACTACCTTCTTGTAATCATGCCACCCTACTTCCGACGCGATTTCGCAGTCAGGCGGGTACGCATATGATTGAACTCCAAACGTCCCAGAATCGCGGTCAACGTGGCGGCTGATAGGAGGAGCCAACTCAGGAGTGGTAGTGTAGCCCCGAAGATCAATGTTGTTGTAACTACAAGAAGCGGTAGGAGCAATAGCAAAGGCCCTCTGCATACCTGCTTGACGGGCGATCTGCGCCGCGATTTCGATTGACTTGGCCAGCTCCGAAACAAGAACGTATGCTGGTGTGTGTGTTGGTTGGTGTGTGTGGTAAGCATCAAGAGCTTCTCCAAATTCTTTGTAGGTTACTTTATTCTGACAAAGGAAATTAGCCAGCCCAAGCACACCCAAACCAACCTGCTTGTCCACCTCAGGAGAAAGATACTCTCCTGTTTCTCCTACGCCAGTTTTAGCATGAAGAGCAACAAGAGAAGTCATCCCCTCCACAAAGGCAGGAGTTAGATCCTCGAACCTACAAGCACCCAAATTGACGTGCTGAAGTAGACAAGTACCACGGCTAGGAAGATAAACTTCAAGGCAGACATTTCCATAGATTCTATTACCTTCCGCATCGTAGCGGATCTTATTTAGCCATATATCACCCTTCTTAATTCCTTCAAGGGTAGCATCAATCAACTCGGGTGGAGCAGATGTAAGGAACCCGGGGTCCACATTGAGGCAACGCTTTACCCAAGACAGCTCAGTACGGCTAGCCTTAATAAATTCAATAGCATCAGGGTGGGTGTAGTCAAGGTGGCACACAACAGCACCATTCTTGTAGACACCACCGCGCCTCAGGATTTCGTTGAGGGTTGAGTAGATTCTGGCGAACGACACAGGGCCAGACGCCACAAGTCCTCTTCCATTCTCGCTGCCTCGTTCACGGAGTTTAGAAAGGTGTACAGCAACTCCAGCTCCGTTGCGGAGAGCGTGGGAAACAAATCGCCACGAGGCTTCAATTCCATTGGGTCCCTCCATTTGATCTTCAACAACAAAAACCGTACAGCTCACGGGAAGGCGAGACTCTGGATCATCAATCCAATTTTGAACCCGACCAGTTCGGGCGATGGTGTTGGGGGTGTCTCCAAGGTCAGCGAAGGCAGTCATACGAGGTCGTCAAGAAATGGTGGTTGGTAGTTGGGCCCCTTGAGTATCTTACCATCTTCGCGGCGGAGGGGCTTCCCGTCTACGAACTTGCTCATGTTGGACTCAAACACCCGCTTGAGGGCGATGTCTAGGTTCCAGCCGCGAGCAACGGCATATTGGTAACAAACAAAAACAAGATCAGCGAGTTCCTTTAATGTGTGGATCTTGTCTTTATCGGTGTCCTCATTGATGTGTGCTTCAAGAAGTTCATTGAATTCCTCTCGTATGAGAGTCATTTGCATCTCTTGAACCAGTTCATCATTTGGATCAATGGATTGTTCAGCGGCAAGTCGGAAGACAAACGCCTGTTCAATTAGATGTTCAGGGGTTTCCATCAGTGGTTAGTGCTTTGATTTTGCGGTCAACATAGGCTTTAACTTTGAGCCAGTCGTCGATCTCAGACTCCTGATCTTTGTGGCCAGCACGGCAGACATACTTAATGACATTGCCAGCCAGAAAATCCAGCTGCTGATCCACAACAAAATCCCAAACCTCGATACGTCCACGCTGATAGTGCTTGGGGTCATACTTCGTCACGGAAGAATTCTCTGTAGGCTGGGTTGTTTCTGATTCCTCGGAGTTGCTGGTCCCGTAGAAATCGTCCCACTGGTCCCGGTCGTAGCGATTGTTTGTCATACCAAAGTCGGATTCTAAATACTCCTTGATAGATAAGTAGTCTGCTGTTGATAAATTGTTCACTTATCTTTAACTTAAGATAGTACGGAAGGTTAGGTTCAAGGATATAGATGATGGCCAGCAGTAAGCCAATGTCTAATCCGATGTAGGTGGGTTCCATAGAATAGGTTCCTTCGTTGTTGAGTTGTACTCTCCAGGCCGAAGGATCCGTGCCAATCGAGCGTTACGGATGGCATCATCCTCAGTCTGTCCAGCCTTGATATAAGATTCAAGGATAGCTTCCCAAGGGCTTTCTGCTTTATCCAGAATCTTCTTGGCACCCACACCACCAATGCCAGGTACACCTTTATATCCATCAACTGGATCACCAGTTAGGCACTGTGTCCAGAACCAGTAGTCTGCCTCTTCTGGGGTGACAGTGATCTCCTCTTCCCCATTAAATAACCGGCAAGCGATCTGTTTCATGTCCTTGTCTGGGCTAACAAGAATGAACTCTCGTGGATCAAGGTGGCACTCAAGGCCAAGGGCATCGTCTGCTTCGATGTTCGGATACCGTACTACCTTGTAATTAGCACCACACCAATCTAAGAGTCGCTTGTATCCCACAGGTTTCCTTTTAGTGCGTTTTCCCTTGTAGTCGGGACATACAACCTTACGGAAGTTCTTGGAGTCTGAGAAGTAGAGGGTGACGTTGTTGGTGTCAAACCTTTTTCGGAGGTTATTGAGTTCACCTTCAAAGATGTCGAGGACAACTCGGAAGTTACTAGCAATGGTGATGAGGTCATCCCCCCAATCAAGTTCAGTTTCAGCCGATTGACAAGCGCGGTAAGCATAGAAGTCTGCGTCAACACGCAATTGAAGGTCAGTG